GTTTCTGGCCGCTAACTTCGCCTGTGGCCCCGGTGTAATCCGTCACGTTGGACTCAGGTACAGGTTCGGCCTGGGTAACTTGCGCCGTTTGCCGTACAAATTCCACCGTGTCACTCATCGTGGTGCGCACGCTGACCAAATCCCGCAGCCGCAGCATATGGCGGCCCAGCGGCTCGTAGATGCCGCTGTAATCCGTTTGCACAAACGCCCCGGCGCTGGTCGCGCTGTCACCGGTCAGAACCGCCTTTTGCAGCAGATTCTTGATCTCCACCGGGGGAGACGTGATGCCGCGCGAGCTTTCTGGTATACGGCCGCTGGGGAACTGTTTGATCCAGCCCTGCCAGATGTCGGATTTCACAAACTGATTACCCAGGCTGCCCAAGCGCTGCTTTTGCTGGTGCCCGCGATCACCGTTATGCTGCTGGCCATCGCCGTTCTTCTGGCCGCCGTTGGGAGTAAACAGGTCATTAAAGTCGTTAATCTGGTCAATCAGAGCCTCGTTTTCCTGCTCCTTCTTCACGTGCACTTCAATGGTGCGCACCTCCTCCAGCGTGGCCTCCACCTTTTCTTTTTCGCCGTCGGTAAATTCCCGATCCTCTTTTACCACCAGGTCGCGAATCCCCTTAATTTCTTCCCATTTGCCCGCCATTTCCTGGCGCAGCTTTTCACTCTTTTTCATGGCTAATAACTCCCTGGGCCGTCAGCCCGATTTCTGTAATTTGAATTTCCGTCAACAAATCAGCATCCGGGCCGCTCGGCTTAACAGCGGAGTCCTCTCCGCCGCCCTCGCCTTCATCCCCGCCGCTGCTAGATGGCTTTTGTTTAATCATCTCCGTGCGCGTGCCAATGCCCGCGCCCCGCGTCACCGGCCCCACGCCCACCACGTCCAGCTTGCGTAAGAAGCGCACCTGCTGGCCATGGTGCTCGCCCTGGCCGCTCTCCTCAATGTCAAACGAATAAGACCACTCAGCCAGGCCGCCCAGCTCCTTCACCGTCTCGTAGGTATCCTTGCCCACCGACGTGCTCAGGAAGAAACGGCCGTCTAACCAAACCTTCTCCCCATCACTCTGGATCACACCCTTGCCGGCCGGTAAATCCCAACCATGGTTCCACGGCTCCACAATCGCCTCCGCCCCATCAGGAAACGCCCCCGGCTCCGTCACATCACCGTGATGGTCAATCACATTAAACGTGGCAAAAACGGCCGTAAACTCCCCCGCCTCACCATCCGCCTTCAATTCCAACGGCGCTCTAAAAATTTTCTGCTCCATAATTCCACCTCGCTTAATCCGTCAATTTCCAATAACAGGCCCTGATCACCTGCGCATCCCAAAGCGCGTTATGCTTTGGCCCACCGTCAGCCATGCCGGCAAACTCCTCCCGGTTAATATCCGGATCGATACCCTTCATCTTAAATAGAGTTGAAATATCAAACGGGATGTAATAGACATTCTTGGGGATGTTGGAAGCGTGGCCCCAAAGCTGGCAAAACAGCACCCAGTCATAGGCCAGGCAATCGGACCACATTTCTACCTGGTCAAATAATGTCAACCAGTTTTCCAGCAGATGACCCACACCAGCAGATGGCGCGTAAACCTCAGCCACGTTCTCTTCGTTTATTTCCCATGCTGTAGCCATGCCCTCTGGCTCACCTTTTAGTCGAAGGTGCTTTATCACATTGTCTTGCAGCCAATCGCCCACCTGTTGGCGATCATAATCCATGCATTCCGCATAGAAGGAACGGCCGTCCTCTGAAACAATCCCTATGCTAATTAGGGTTGTTCCCTGGTGTAGTCCGGTAAATTCACAATCAAAAAATAATTTCATCAGCTGAAATCCACACTGCACTCACAATTAGCATTATTCTCCGCCACGCCCGCCGGGTCGCCCGGCCAGCGCTGCCCCGTCGGGAAGCGCTGGCCAATCGGAATCGTCACCCCGCTCAGCGCCGCATGTTCCGGACGCGGATTCTGGCTGTTCGTCCGCCACGTCTTACTCGTCAGCCGCGCCGACCGCGCCCCTTCGTTCGCCCCAAAGTTCGACGCCGTAGTCACCCCGCTGGTGGCCTGGCGCAGCGCCCACGCCCCAATCGCCACCGCAAACACATTCTTCACCGAATCCAGCGCCTCCGGCTCATTCAACGCCGCTTCCAGCTCAACGCGCATCTGCTCATTCGTTCCCTCGGCGCTTATCCGGGCGTGCTCTTCCAGCCACGGCCGCATCCGCTCCTCACTCACCGCCACACCCGTCTGCTCCACCATCTGCTCCGCCCAGGCAGTGGCCGTCAATAAATTGAGTTTCAATAAATCTTCAAATAATTCCTTGTTCCACCGCTCCGTATCAAACCACACCCCGCCAATGTCCACCTTTCGGCCCTTAGGCACGCGACTCACAATCGCCCGCTCCTGCCGCCGGTAATGGCTGCTCAGCACCTCCACCCACTTCTCAATATGGTTTGCGCGCAAACCAGGCGCATAAGAATCAAACTTTTTCTGGCCACTATTCAGCATTGCGCGAAAAGCGGTAGCCTTGTTTCTAAAATCTGCATCGCTTGTTTCTTCTGCCGCCAGCCAATCAGAAATCTTTTGGTCGAGGAGGCTCATGCCTCGCTGCTCCGGCGTCGCGTCACGCGGCGACGCCTGCCCGCCCACCATCACATTCAACGGCGTCACCAGCTGGTCCGCATCCCCCGCCAACGACGGCAGATTCAACCGCGCCCGTGCCTCATTCGCCGTCATAAACGGCCGTCCCACGGCCGTCGAAAAGGTCTTCATCTGCTCCCCAAAATCCCCTTGCAGCTTCTCCGCAATATTAAACTCACAATAAACCCCCGCCGTATCCTCAAAATCCGGCAGCAGTTGCAGCTCAATATCCTGCTCAATCATGGCCAGCCACGGCCCTAAACTGTCCTGGTACAAATGTTTGTGCTGCTCCTGAATGTTGCTGAAGGTCGCGTGGTCCAAAATGCCCACCATAGGTAATGGTATATGGTAGGCCCTCGCACATTCCTCCCGCGTCAATTTCCGCCCCGCCAGGTACTCACTCTGCTCCGCACTAAACGCATTCGGCTCCCACTCCATGCCCTCTTCCAAAACGGCCGTTTTCCCACTGTTATCTGCTCCGGAATAAAGCTCCTCAAACTCAGCCGTAAACCGCTCCCGCGCCGTCTGGCTCCAATCTGGCGCGCTCAACGGCCGTTTAATAATCCCACTCTGCCGCGCCGCATTTGCCCAGAAATTCTCCCGGTACTCACCCATCTCATGCTCTTCGGCCAGCACCCGCCGCAGCGTCTCCAGCGGCGAAAGCCCCACCAGCGGATTCTCCGGGTTGTAACCCTTAAAATGCACCACATCCTCCGGTTGAAACGCCCTCATTTTCCCGCTCAGCGTAATTTCATATTCAGTTGGCAGCAGCCCGCCCACCACATGCACATACGGCGGCGGCACCCGCAGCAGCCCAAATAATTCGCCATCCCGCCGCGCCTTCAACCAGTAGGCATTAAAATACGTCCCCAAATCCCCCATCAAACTCTCAATGAAGCGGTAGCGCGTCACCTTAAACACCGCCGGCAGCGGCATCGCCAGGCGCTGGGCCAGGCCATGATCCACCAGCCGCGCCCGGTCCGTATCACTCACCCGCCGAAAAACATGCAGACCCAGCTGGGCAATATTCCTACTGAGGAAATCCACACACGTCCGCACATTCGGCTGCGTCCGATAAATAGTGGCGTACTCATAATTGAACGAGTCATACAGCCGCACCCCACTGCGCACAATCCCCGGCGACCAGTTCTGGCGCGTAATTTGCAATCCGCCCACGGTGTCTATAACTGCCATCTCACGGTACCTGTATAAAATCAATGTCCGCCAGCTTCACCAACACCTCACCATTGGTCACTCGCGGATCCATCTTGCTGTCACGGTCGCTCAACATCTCCACCTCACGCATCACATAAAACGGCCCCCGCCGCCGCCACAGCAGCCCGCGAAAAACCGTCCCACTCTTCAAATTCACAATCACCCGCTCCAACTGCGGATACGGCCGAAAGCGATCAAACCAGCTCATGCCGGTGTGAAATCCAGATAGTATTCAGCACCCAGCTCAAAAAACTTGGCCGTCTCCTCATTAGTAATCCACATTTCCAATTCGCCGGATGGAGTAGCCTGCCAGAACTTTTTATTCTCATGCTCTGCATCTTCAGAATAAACGGCAGAAAGCTTGATGCCGCCAGGATGTTCTTTTTTCACACATTGAAATTTTGCACGTAACATAATTAACCTCTTTTCACTTATTACTTTTTACTCACGCCGTCACAATTCCCCTATCCTCATAAACACTCCGCTCACGCTTGCCGATCCCCGCCGTCAGCGCATCATTCCGCGCCTCCCAGCTGAGGATCGCCGCCATCGCCGCGTCAATTTTGTGCGGCGAGTCAGACCGTTCCTTGTAAATCGTCCACAGTGGCTTGTCATCCTCATCACGAATCCGCAGCGTTTTGCGCACCGCATTCCCCACGTGCCGCCGCAGGCCCTCACTGCCATCATGCAGCAGATCCCCGGCCGTAACGGCCGTATTAAACTGTTTAATCGCATAGGCCATCTGCTTGGTGCGGTTGGTCCACCACTCAATCACCCGCTTCTCACCGTACTTACCGGCCCAATCAGCAACGGCCGTTTCCCAATACGGCGGGTCACAATAAACCCGCCACACCTGGAACTGATCAAACAAATCAGCCATCACCACATCCACCTCATCCGCCGGCACTTCCCAATACTCCAAATCAACATCCTGCGGCCGTTCCCACAGCCCCGCCAGCCACTGAAAGCCCGTCACAATCTCTGTGGCCACCAGGCCCGTGCTGTCATGCCAGCGGCCGCCATCAAATCCCACCGTAATCAGGCTGCCCGGCTGCGGCACATAATCCGGATCCGCCAGCGCATCCCAGCGCAGCACATCAAACGCCCGCTCGCTGGCTCGCACCAACCGGTTCAGCCAGACCCGCTCCAAATACGTCTTATCGTTGCTCGGGTCCTGCCACATCTGCGCAATTCCATCCACGTCACTCCAATTCGCCGCTGGGCCGCTCGCCTCCAGCACCGCCGCCTTCACCCCCTCCGGCGTCGTCAAATCATGCGTATCACTCGCTGCCCGGTGGAAAAAGAAGAGGCGACTATCCTTAATCGCCCCATCTGCCACCTGCTTGGCATACTCCATCGTATCCTCAGCCACACTGTTCTCACCCGGCGCAAACGCCGTCGTAATCTCAAAACTCCAGGCATCAGCCAGCCGCCGCTTCGGAATATTTGCCAGCATCGTCCGGTGCGCCGCCTTCAGGCGCGGCAAATTCAGCCGGTGCGTCTCATCAAAAATCTGGAACGTCGTCCGCGCCCCATCCCGCGCATCCGGAGCCGTCGCCAGGCTCGCCGCCTTGCCATCGCCGCCAATGCGCATAATCCGCGTCAGACCAATATCAAAATCATCCACCAGCGGGCTGTGCTCCAAAATCACCCGCAGCGCCCCATACGCCAGCTCATCACTCTGCTCCGACGTATATGCCACCATCGGAATATAAGGATCGGTCACCCCAACCCCCACCGGCTCGCCGTCCGCATCCCAGCCATCACAGCGCACCGGCCCATCCGGGTGCAGCTCCACCGCCGCCAGCCACGCCGCCAGCTCCGTCTTCGCCG